GCGGGCGAAGGGAATCGAACTATCTAGTGAATACGGGGCTTTCAGGCTGTTTGAAAGTTCGGGTGTACATGTGGGTGTACAAGATGCCGGTTGCTGGGGCTGAATTGGCTATTTTTTGAGCAGTTCTTTTTATCGTTCGAGTTGATCGAATTCGCACGCTCTCAGCCCCTTAACTTTCCCAAAACGCACCTATGGTCCACCTACAAAACCTACAGAACCGCCTTCCTTGGCAATCGCTCCATCAGATCCACAACTTCATCTTGAGCGCCCTCACGATATCTCGTCTCAGGCAGCCATAGCGCACCGCATCAGCGCCATGATCCGGCCCGGTACTATCCAGGTCTTCCACTCGTTTCTGATCGCGTGCCAGCGTCGGTAGCGTCTCCCACAGGTAGCTGCATCCACGGCTGATATACAGGCCAGGCTTATCTACCTTCCCGGCATCAGCTAATAACCGCCGCATGATGTTCCATCCGGTGATTCGATCCGCCTTTTTAGCCGGCCTGAATGAGACCCGGCACCGTTGGAACTCATCTGCGATAGAGCCGGCTGCATGGCCTCCCTTGGCGAATATGGCATCGTCCGCCACCCCATAAGGACGGATGTCCCATCGCTTGCACATCTCTACGATTTCTTCCGCTAGCACAGGTACGGTCCACCCCAGCCCCGCGTTGGGATTGTCGCGTTTTGCTGTCACCAGCTCGTCTACCAGGACAAGGCTTCCCCTCGGGTAGAACTTCCCATCCGGGCCTTCACCGCCTGGCGACTGCGCGAAAATGTAGGTGGCACTCGGAGCGGATGAACCGAAGTCGTGCGCTAGCCAGGTCTCCCATGTGTCGGGAATGTGATTCCACGGGTCAACCGCGTTCCGGCTCTCATCGAGCACCGACGCGAAGTAGGCACCACGGTTCACAGCCCAATCGCCTGTCATCCATGCGCGCAGCAACTCGGGGTCATCGGGGCAGGCCGATTCGAGCTGGTCGCGGTACTGGTCGGTATCAATGAATCGGTTGCTGTCGAAGGTGGACGGCGCGTAGACCCACTGGCGTTTGCTCTTCGTCTCCAGGAAGGGCTTCCAGGGTGCCGTGGTAAAGACATAGCGCTTGGCTAGCCAGTAGTGCCCAGGGCCACCGGGGTTCGCCGCTACGATCATCCGGATCGGCATATCCTTGGGGCCGCGCAGGTTCGAGCGCATCAGGTCGAGCAGATCCGGGTTAGGGTACTGGCCCGCCTCATCCACGATCAGCAGCGTGAACGATCGGCCTTGGTACTTCGTGTAGTCCGCGTGCGTTTCGAGCTGGCCTAACTCCAGATAACCGCCGTTCGGGAAGCGCCAGACGTGTTCGGCGGCGTTGTATCGTGCGGCTGATCCGTAGACCGTGCCGTATAGCTCTCGGCAGATCAGTTCGAAGTCCGCCAAACCCTTGTAGGTGCGGCGCAGGTAGAGAATACGGGCCTTCTCTTGGTACTGCTCGACGTGGCGCAGGCACAGCAGGGCCAGACCATACGACTTGCCGCCCCCACGACCACCTCCACAGAACACGTCCAGTTCCTCAGGTAGCAGCATGATTCGCTGCTGAAAGTCGTTGAGTTCAATCGTCATGGCTCAGACTCCCTTTTGACGGGCTAACGTCCCTGGCGAAGTCTTCCAGGCGCAGCGCCCCCGGAAGCTGGAAGTTGATAGAGACTTTGTTGGCGATCTCTGACTGATCCCCTTCGCGGTAGCCGTGACGCGCTTTCAGTAGAAAGATGGCGGCGGTTACGTTGCCGCCCTTGGTTGCGTTCTCGTACAGCGCATTGAACAGAGCGTGATGCTCGCGCTCTCGGCCTTCGTCGAGCGCCTGTTGCAGCTCCGGGTGGATCTCCAGCCACTTGTTGAGGGTTTCCACGGTAGTGCCCAGCCGGTAGGCCAGACCTTTCTTGTTGTAGCCACTGGCGGCCAGTTCGAGCAGCGTCTCGGCTGCATTCGCTGGTGGCTTCTTGCGGGTGCCGGTGACGGCGTTTCGCGCTTTCTTCTCGGTCATAACGACAAAGGGGCCATTGCTGGCCCCTCCCTCACTTACTTGGTGACCAGGAAGGCCAGCGGGACGGCTTTCCGCTCGACTACGCGGCTCCAGTGGGCTGCTGTAGCAAGCTCCGCAATAGTCGGAGACTCGCCAGCGATGGTGCCTTCAACCCAGGCGAAGCCGGCAGGGTGTACGGCCAGATTCACGCGGGAATGCAGGATCTGTTGACCAGCACCACGGCCAGCACTCGGCAGGTTCTCCAGCTCCGTGCCATCTGCGACGGTTGGGGCAGTGAGGCCAAAGCCGATAGCGCCTTGACCGAAAAGAACGCTGGTGTAGTTGAAGCCGGTAGCACCGTCCGAAACCTTCGGCATTCCGTCATCGACGATGACAGCCAGGCCGCGATAGGTCGGCATTCGCATCGAGCCAGCGCTCGGTTGAACGAACTCGATAAGGTCGGCTTTCAGCGCTTGGCGATAGAGGTCGGAGTGCATCGCGATGCCGGTAACGCCGTCCATTGCATCGCCGAGAGTGCCGGCAGCGTCGATGACTGCCTCGGGGCTGAATGCATTGGCGGTAGCGGCAGAGATATCGAGCACCATATCGGAGCTGTCGTTGGCCACGTTGTCGGCCAGTACCCCGTTAAGCGATGCGACAAGGCGGCGCTGTAGCTGGCGGTCCCAGTAGGCAACGGCGCGGTCTTGGATGCGCGCCATTGCATCAGATCCGGCCAGCTCGCTTGCCAGGTTCATTGCCGACCAGGACTGGTGCAGAAACGCCTTGCGGACGAGCTGCTTGCTTGCCTGAATCAGATTCGGAGTGGAGAAAACGGTGGGATCGTCGGAGCTAATGTTGGCCTCCTCATCCCCCAAATCACGCCAGAACGGCACAGAGAAAGAATCAGCACCAGCATTGAGCTGGGCAGTGATAACGGCGTTTCGTGCCATGACGCCGGATTGCACCAGGGCGGTACGCTCCATAGTGTTTTGCACGAGATAGTCGGTAAAGGCTTCGGGAACGATTACGTCGGTTAGGCGGGTAACGGCCATGAGATATTGCCTCGAATCAGAGTGGTTTGATTCGCAGGGTCACAGACTCAAGCGGAGGGGGTGGCCACGGGCCGGGGTGTAACGAGAGGGTGCCCACAGGGCGGAGGGAGCGACCCCCACAGGAGGTCGCTGTAACATTATAGCATTAGCGAAGACCAAAGCCAGCTTTGGCAGGCTGCGGTTCCCCGGCTGGGGCGGCTGTAGTGGTTTGGCCTCGGTAAGGCTGAGCAGAAGCGCCGCCACCCGTAGCGCGAGTGCCAATCAGGATGCGGTCCCACTTTCCCGTCTCGGCTAGCACTTTGCGCAGGTCGTCGCGGTTAAATCCAATCGGGCGCTGCTTGCCCCGGATATGGCCTTGCTCGGGCGGATCTTCGACAGTGACGCGCTCGCCTTCCTTGTTCAGCACCACGATATCGCCGGCTTCATCCAGCTCGAAGCTGAACTCTTCTTCAAGCTCTGCGCGGGCCAGTCGCGGGGAGACGACGAACAGGTCAGCCAGCATAGCGTCGAGCGGCTTATCGAGACGCAGACTGCGAACCTCTGCGCGTAGCGTTTCGAGTTCGCCGCTGCTGTCGTTGCTCTTGGCCTTCGCTCGCTTGAGTTCGTCCAGTAGCTCGGCATTCTTCTGGCGCAGGCGATCAAGCTCAGCGGTAAGTTCTTCGTGGTTGGGCTGGGTATTGTCGGTCATTGGTGTTCTCCGTGGATCTTCATGGTTTGTACAACGATGCTCAGGTAAGCGAGCGTCTGCCCGGATGGGCCTATCGCACCCTTGCTGCGAAGCTGGCCGGTGACGGTTAGCCGCGCATGTTTCGGTAATTTGCTTATCAGTTCCGCATGGGTGTCATTCAGCACCAAGGCGCGCACAGAACGGCGGGCCTCGTCGCTGTAGATCGTGCAGTAGCGGTGCCCCTCGGGCGTGGTTGAGAGAAACGAAGTCAGCCCGCCAGTAATGGTCGCTGTCAGCATTGGTGCCACCTCGGATTGGATTTGATGAGTGCGGCAACTGCGCGTGGATCGGCGTTTGCCTGTTCCTCTAGGTCGTGCCGGTCTACGAAGCCCTTCTCTATCAATTGCATCGTGCCGACCTCCAGTAGCGAGGCGACTGCTGCAAGCCAGCCCAGTTGAGGCGCGGTTATGGGGTCGTTTGCAGAGGGCTTTTTCTGAAAATGCGCCGATGGGGTGCCTACAGAACCTACAAAACTAGGTTTCGTTGGTTTTGTAGGTGCGTCGTCTGCGTGTTTTTCGATTTTCTGCATCCACCGTCCCATCATGCAGCCCTCCGCCAGACGTACCGCTTGGACGGGCGTCCGCCCTTATCGCTAGCGACTTCGTAGCCGATGACGATGTGGTGTTCGGCCAGGGTGGCGAGCGCATCGTTAACCGCTTCCAGCGAGTCGAGACCGGCCCAGCCTTTGAGCCGAACTTCCCTCGGGGTAAACGGCTCTGGCAGTTTTTCCTTGCGCTCCAGAATCAAGCGGGCGCCCATCAGCGGCGCATTGATCGCGGCACCGTACAGGCGCGCAGCGTGCGACTTGAGGTAATCGGCCCAGTCCAGGGCGCGAGCCGTGGCGTGCATGCAAACAGCCTCGGTCCCGCCGTCGATCAGGCCGAACAGCAAGGCCAGTCCGGCGATGGTCTGCGGCATCTTCATAAAGTGCGATTGCAGCGCCGGGTGGATATCGCCTTGCCTGATTTCGAGCATGTGCTCGGTGTACCAAGCGTTGAATAGCTCTTGCGCCTCAGGTACGAAGTGCAGCGCCTTGCGGGGTTCATCCGGCATCTGGTCCAGACGCTCGATAACCGCGTCTACCCGATCCTTGGCAGATTTGTTCGGCCAGCGATCCACGAGCGACCACTCCCGATCATCATCCGGCCATACCGCAAGTTGCAGGCGTTGCACCAGGCCATCGTCGAGTTCACCAGTGACCGCCCCGCGCACGAGTGGCGCGATACGCGAGGGCTGAATGCCGCCGATCAGCGAGAGGCAGCACGACTCGATAAACACGGTTCCGCGTCCGATCCGGTCATAAACGAAAGATCCGTTGCCGTCGAAGCATTCCAGGTAGAAGGCGCGACCAACTGCGCCATCCTCCGTCTGCATCGTTGCAAGCCATCCGCCCAGCTCGTCGCGTACTAGCAGCAGGCCGTTGGGGTTTTCGTTCAGCAGCTCGCCCAGCTTTTCCACCGTGGCATCGTTGACGATGTAACGGCGGGCGACTGGTGCGGGCAGGTCGTTGGCGAACTCGGTCAGGGCGGCTAATGCAGCGTCCTTCTTGCCATCCGTCATCAGCTTCTTAGCTTTTTCCTTGGCGGATTTGCGCTCCAACTCCAGAATTTCGCCAGCGGCTTTATGCTCGGTCATCGCGTCCCGATGCTTTTCCCGCTCTTTTGCCTCCAGCGCGGCCAGCGGGCGTAGCGCCTGCTTCATGGCGGGTGACTTCATCGCGGACGGTCTGCCGATGATGCAACCCCATTGATTCGGCACAACCTCCCAGTCGTCGTGCTGCTTCGGGTGGATGCTGAACTTGCGTCCTACCACAGCGCTGATCCCGACGATGAGCGCGACGGCTACGAAGTCGGGCGGACACTGGGTGCGGTCTGCCACGTCTCGGACGAAGTAGCGAAGCTCTTTCGGCAGGAGTTCATCCTCCCAGGGCAGGGCTGGGGTAAGTCCGACTGGCAGAGCTTGCGGCTGAATCGCTGGGTTGATGAATGACGCGAGCGCATGTTCTGGCATCTCGGCTGCGAAGGCTGGCAGCTGATCCAGCAAACTCCACTCGGTTGCGAAGCGATCTTTAGCGACGGCAGTCATTGATTCACCCCCAGTCGTTTCTTGGCCAGATCGAAGCGGGCTTGGTCTTCGGCGTCTAAGCGGCAGCCCTGCATCTGCATCGAGAGGCCGATCTGATAAATGGTGCGCTCGTGCTGTACTGCGGCTTTGCTTGGTCCACGTCGTGGTTGGTGCACGCCGGGGAACAGGTCGCGCAATTCCAGGCCGATAGCCGCGGCGATATCGGTAGCCGTGCAACCAGCGAAGCAATGCAGCAGCACCTTGCCGTCGCTGGCCTCGCGAATGCTCAGGCTGGGGTCTTTGTCGTCGTGCGCCGGGCAGCACGCTTTCCACTTACCGGCACCGTCCGATTTCACCTTGTCGAGCCGGGCTAGGATTTTTTCCAGGCAAGCCGATCCCATCGGCGCGCAGGCGCCGTTTTGAATTTTCATGGTTACGCCCTCGGTTTAAGCGTGCGGCGGCGATTGCTCACGGCGTTGCCGGTATCGGCCAGGCGGGCAGAGAGTTCGCCCAGACTTTCCAGTAGCCAGCCAATGTCGGTAGCGGTCTGATCGTTCAGCCCGGTCTGCCCGTTTGAGGCGGTGCAGGCGAGCAAATTTCCGATAGCCGCAATTCCAAAGCCGAGGGTGATGCTGTATTGCTCGATTGCTCCGTCTACGCGCTGAAGCTTTTCCGGGGCCATGCTTTCAATGGCACCCATTGTCGGCAGCAGATCGTTCCAGTTCGGGACGTTGCTCATTTGGCACCCCCTACGGTTTCCAGGGAGCGGGCGCGGGCCATCGCTTCGTTGTAGCGGCGTAGGCGGACGGACAGTGAAGAATCAGCACGCAGAGCGGCGAAGGCGCGGGCCTTCCAGGCGGCGGCGTGGGTGGACGGATTGCGGATGGTTTTCATGGGTGGTGCTCCGTGTGTAGTGGAGCTGCCACTGATCGTCGCCAAACGATTATGGGTGGCAGCTGTACGCAGGTTGGCGAACCGGGACACACGGAACCCGGCAGACCTTTCGGTCTCCCACGCACAGCCGCCATAACTCGAAACGACGGGCGCAAAAAAAGCGCCTGCTATCGGAAATGGGGCGCTTGTGCGCCGTGTGGTGTTCGGGTCGCCAAACCCGGTCACTGAATTTGCAGCGACAGGCCGACGATACATGCGGGGACGTGTGGATGCAAGAATCAACATTGCAAACCCTCCGGCGCGTCGTGCGATGTGGGCCGGGCGCTGTCGATACAAGCGATCATTTCGCCGCGGGTAACACCTTTCGAATACAAAAGGGTGGAGATGAATAAGAACGATGCCACCAAAGCCGCTTGCGGCGGATGCCCGCTGCTATGCGCATAGCCGGCAACCAAGGGCAACAGCTCGTTAAGCCCGAAGTCCATGTGCGACGACATATCGAACGAATTGTTGGTGGTCATGCGGCATCCCTCGCTTCGATCTTCGAGCGGAGCCAGCTTTCTACCTCAGCCACGACGTAATACGCAGCGGCCTGGCGGGAATCGCCGTCTTTGAGGGGCTTCGGGAAGGTGGGATCTTTCTTGCGAAGCTTGTCTAGGCCCGAGCGGGACAAGTCGAGCCATTCGCAGAGCGCGGGTTGGCGGATGAGTGCTTTTGATGGGGTACTGTCTAGGTGCATTTGAGCGCCTCCGTATTGGTGACGCTCCCCATTATTCACATGGTGGCAGGGATGGATAATTGTCCCGTGTAGAACAAGCAGCGTTGTTTTACACGGTCGGCCAGCGTGACACTCTCGACCTAGCTTCCCTCATTAAATTCTCAACGGTTTCCGTACTAACTCCCAGCGCTTTTGCCGCTTTTTCAACGACACCTCGCCCCATTTCATCTGCCGTGCGCAGTATTTCGGAAGCCTCGTGAGCGCCGCCGTAGCTTAAAGCCACTGCCCCAGATCGGATGCCATATATGTCGCATGCCGGCGTCCAGGCGCGAAACTTGATCACATCCCTTAAATCCAGCATGACAGACAGAACTGCTGCCATCGTGGCGCGCTCCGCTGCCGGGATCTTCGCCTTTGAAGCTGCTTTCAGGTTTGCTTTTCGGGCACCACAAACGATGTCCGCGACGGCGGTAACAAATTCGGGTGGTATTGGCTCGGTCTTGATTAGATTCGCCAGTGGCTTTGGGTCGCCATAGTCGAAGGCCCACAATGCGCCGAACCATTCCCAGCACTCATTTAACCGAGGGGGAACACCTTTCATTGCCCGCCAAACGGTGATGCCTTTTGTAGGTTCTGTAGGTAGCCCCTCCGGCCCTTTTCCGTTTTTCATGCGCGCACCAGCTCGACGATGTTGCTCTCAATAACGTTAACGCGGCGGTCATAGTCGGCCCGCTGTGCTGGTGTCATGCCATCGGCCAGGCAGTCCAGGTAGTCGCAATACCACTGCATCATGGCGCGGCGCTGGGGCAGGTACTGGGCTTGGTTGTAGATGCCCGCTACGCCTTCTTCCTTGTGCGCTAGCTGGGCCTCCACATGGTCCCTATGCCACCCGTGTTCGCGTAATAGTGTGCTGGCGGTATGTCTGGTGCCGTGACCTACCAGGCGGCCTCTGTAGCCGATCTTGCGCAGCGTCAGGTTGATTGTGTTCTCGCTGATCACGGGCTGCTTCGCACCGATGCCGGGGAATAGATAGCGGCCACGTCCAGTCAGCCGGTGCAGTTCGCGTAGCGCATCGAGCGCTTGGCGGGATAGCGGCACCACATGGTCGCGGCGGGTCTTCATCTTGGCCGCTGGGATCGTCCACAGAGCCGTTTCGAAGTCGATCTCTGACCACTCAGCCCATCGCACCATTCCAGGCCGTGAAGCCGTCCAGAGGCACAGCCAGGTCGCTGTACGGGCAGGCGTGCGGCTGGTGCTACCCCGCATGGCTTGCAGGAAGGCCGGTAGCTCAGGTTCCAGCAGGTGAGGGTATGGCTTAGCGCGTGGCGTCTTCGTGGCGATAGTGACCAGCTCGGACGCTGGGTTGACCTCGCACAGACCACGGGCGATTGCCTGGCTGAATATCTGGCGTAGGGCAACGCGGATCTTGTCGCGTGTGTTCGTTGCACCTCGGGCCTCGATGCTCTCCTGCAAGGCAACGCAGTCCCTCGGGGTAATCTCTGTGATCGGCTTATCGCCTAGCGCCGGCAGAATGTCGTTGTCCAGGTAGCCCCGCATTAGACGGAGCGTGCTTTCGGCTAGGCCGTCATCCACCTTGCGCTGATACCAGTAAGCTACCGATTCGCGGAACGGGTTGAGCACAGCGGCTTCCCTGGCGGCTTTCTGCGCTGCTTTGTGCTGTACCGGATCTACGCCGTGGGCTACCAGTTCGCGTAGTTCCAATGCTTTCTTGCGGGCTACCTTGGCTGGTATCTCGGGATAGCCCCCCAGGCCGTGCCAGCCCCAGCGCCCGTCAGGCTTCTTGTGACGTAGCAGCCAGCCCTTTTGACCATTGGCCTTCACGCGGAAGTACAGGCCGTTGCCGTCCAGCTCCCGGTATTCCTTGCTTTCAGGCTCTAGGCTCGCCAGTACCGTGTCTGCGAGCGGGCGTTTCCTGATCTCTGAACGCTTCATCCGTGTACACCTTAGTTAGGTCATTTTCCCCAGTGTACAAGCTGGTGTACAGCGTGGGCAATGCTATATGGGCATATCGGGAAGCATGTAGAAACAAGAAACCCCGCACTAGGCGGGGCTTCGAGGGTGTTTCCGGTGCATGTGGGAACATGTGGAAACGGGTATGTGGAGCGGGCGAAGGGAATCGAACTATCTAGTGAATACGGGGCTTTCAGGCTGTTTGAAAGTTCGGGTGTACATGTGGGTGTACAAGATGCCGGTTGCTGGGG